GCTATAGCCTTTTATCATTTTCGCGTCGTAGTCCATCCGGCCGACACAGTGGTGTAAAATTTCGCCTTCCGTTATCAGGTCAGCCGGGCTTTGCGGGATCGTTATCAGGAAGCCGGCGCCGGTGATCTCGAAACGCTTTAAGGCTTCCGCCACTTCTCCAAACTTCCGCCAAACTTCCGCGCGCTTCTCCTGGTCCTCTCTGGCCTTCTGTGCGCTCATTTGCGCGATTCGTTCGTCGTGCATCCGCTTTAGTTCCTTCGGAAATGCTATTTTGGTGTCTTTGAAATCCAGCCGCAAATACTGGCAAGCGGTTAAATAGTCCCTCCATTCGTGGGCCTGGCGCGTTTCAAGCGTTTTATAGTATTCGAATACGCGTTCAGGGCTGTAGCTCTTCAGGATCGGGCCTGCGTAATAGCGTAAGCGTTCCCGTAGCTGGCGGCGCTCATGCTGGCGCTTGTAAACGGCTTCTATATCCGCGTTGCGCTCTTTATACGCTGCCAAAGTCGCCGTTGCTCCGTAGTAGTTCGCCGCTTTGATCTGCTCCGGAGAAAGCTTCCGAAGCCACTTTCGAAAGTTTCCGTCTTTCTCCGCCTGGTTCAATAAGCTTTTACGCGGAATAAGTCCCATTTTGCCGAAATACTCAACGCCGGGCCTACTTAAGTATATACGTAAGTAGTCCATAAGCGGGAGGCCCGGTCTCCATCCGCAAAAGCGGAAGCGCTCGCAAGCCGTGACGGCTTCGGGGTTTATGATCGTAAGCCAGAAGTTTGGCCGCTGTTCGTAAAATTCCCCTTTCCAGTCGTTTGGCACGATCTCGTTCTCTTCCGCAAACCATGCTTGCCAGTTCATGGAAGTAAACCAAATATGCCGCGTTAAAATAACGTCGTGCTCCGGTTTCTCCCTCATTACTTCCAGGATCTGCAAGCCGCGCCGCTTCGTCTGCTTCATTGCGAACGTTCGGGCCATAAGCTCGCCGTCGTGTTCCTGCAAGTAGCAAGCCCAAACTGTGCTAAAAGCGTTTGCGTACTTCTTCGCGTACTTCGTTACGGCTGCCGGGATTCTCATTTCCTCCAGCGGTAAAGCTCTATCATATAGCCGTGGGATCTCTGGTGCTCTTCTGCTCATCCTTTGCGCCTCCCTTACAGAAAGTCAAAAATAGAAGTCTGGCCGTTGATCTGCTCCGCTTCTGCCTTCTTCGGCTTCGGTTCCTTCTTCGGCTGCTCCGGTTTCGGTGCTTCCTGCTTCGCCTCGCGTACAATGCGCACGGGCTTCGGTCCGGTTACGTCGTAAGCTTTCGGCGCGTCATCCGTCGGCGCGTCTCCGGGGTTTCCGTCTTCCTCGAAATAGTGAACGGCCCAGCCGTAGACCTGGCGGTCTTCTATTGCCGCTACTCCGTTAACGGCCTGTTTTCGTGCCTCGTTCCGTATGTAGTCGAAGCAGTCTTGTAAATCGTGCTTGCCGGCGTTTATACGCTCCGCAAGGGATTCGCTTGCGTTCTGCTCCAAATACGCCAGTATAAGCGCCTGCGGCTGGTTTTTAGCCTCTAAATTAAGTCTTGCCATGTTGTGCCCTCTCTTTCTGTGTTAGTCTCTTCTGTCGTCATCTGCGCCGCGTATAAATGCGGCCGTTAAAACCAGCAGAATTATAGCTAAAATGGTTAGTAAAGTTTCGGCGTTGTTCATGTTGTGCCCTCCTAGTAGCTGCGCGGTAAGTCCTCCGCGCTGTCAAATATCAGCAGGCCGCCGTTCCTGGCCGCGTGGCGTTCCTTCATTGCTCCCTTCGAAAGCTGCCAGCCGGGTAAAAAGTAAACGGCTTCGCAAGCGTACAAAAGGCCGAGCGCCGCGCTCATATACTGGCCGTGTGTGGTCGTTTCGGGGTTCAGAATGGCGTGTAAATCTACGGGGTTAATTGCTTCGTGCCCGTTCTCGCGGATCTTCTTCGCTGCGTCTCCGAATCGCTCTTTATAGTCTGTTGTCCCGGTGATCGCGCCGGAAATATAAATCTTCATGTGGTGCCCTCCTATAGCTCTTTTATTCGTATTCCGTAGCGCTCCAGCATAAGCTTGCGCTTTATTATATATTCCTTCGTGCGTATGCCTTTTGTGTCCTCTATTACCGTTTCGCCCGTCTCCGTGATCGTATAAACGAAATCAGCCAGATAGTAGCATTCGCGTTCTATCACTTTTCCGGGCTTTCTGCCGCCTTTCGGGCCTATTGTGTCCGGCTCTCGCTGCGTCGGAATAAGTACGTATTTAACCTGCCGCCGCAGGTCTGTGATCGCTCCGGCCTTTTCCAGCGCTTCCAGAATACCGGCGCGCCGGGCCTCTTTTTTACTGTCGTAAATAAGCCCGTTTTTCGTTACTTTTCGCGCGCCGTATTTGTTACGCCGGTTATACTGCCAGCCCATTAGTTAAACGGAAGGCCGAAGTCTTCCACTTCGTCCGGAATTGCCATAAATTGCCCGGTTTCGCGTGCCTGCTTCGGCGTCATCTGCGGCGCCGGTGCGGGTGCGGGTGTCTGCGCTGCCTGCGGTTCCGGTGCCTGTGGTGCCTGGCTCCGGCTTTGATCGGCTGCGGCCTTGCTCTCCGCGAAGTCCATTTCGTCAATTACCACTTCCGTGGTATAAACCTTCTGGCCGTCCCTGTTTATATAGCTGCCCGTCTGGATTCGGCCTCTGACTTCTATTTTTGTTCCCTGCTTATAATAGCGGCTTGCGTGCTCCGCCTGGTTCTTAAAGCATACGCACTCTATAAAATCCGCCGTTGGTTCGCCTTCCTTCGCAAAGCGTCTATTTACTGCCAGCGTAAAGCGTGTTATTGCGGTTTGGTCTGCTCCCTGGCTGTAACTTGTGCGCGGATCTCTTGTAAGCCTTCCGGTAAGTATTACGCTATTCATGCTTTGGCCTCCCTTCAGGAAAAAAGCGCGTTTTCGGGCGTTTCTACGGGGTTTTCTGCTCCTGTCGGTAAATTGCCCGCTTCAGGTGTTAAAACGCCGTTTTCGGGCGTTTCCGTGGCCGTGGCGCCCGTTTTAATGATCGGCGCCGCGTCGTCAATTACTCCGTTCGCTGCGGGGATCTCTTCGGGGCTTACCATGCCGGCATAGTCTTCCGGGAAAGCCTCGCGCAAAGCCTGCACAAGCGCTACTTTTCTAATCATGGTTGCCGGCCGCGTGCTCCATTGGCTGTTAAGCTTCCCGTCTTTCGTTCTGCCTGCGTATTCGTCAAATGAAACGGCCGCGTACTCCGGGCGCTCGTAGCCTTTAATATAAACCTTTGCCCAGCCGCCTATGATCTTTTCGGCGTCCGGCTGGTAAAAGGTGCCTTCGCGCTCGAATACTTCGCCGCTTTCGTTGTCTTTTACAATGATTCCCGCCTGCTTCCCTGCGTAGCCAGGATTACGCTTTGCGCGCTTTGTAAAAACGTCCTTACCGGTTACAATGGTGGCGGGGCTGTTATTGCCGTATTTAATCAAATAGGCTTCTTTTAAAAATGGGTTCAGGTGTTGGAAACGGCACAACGAAAGAAACATCATAACTTCTTGATTCGTTACTTCGCCGCCTCCGTTAACCAGGTAAGCGCGGATGGTTTCGGGCGAAAGCTTCACTATTTCGCCGTTGCTTTCGTACTCCGTAACGTTTGCGGGTGCGGTGGTCTTCGGTTTGGTCAAACTGTTATTTACTGCCATGGTGTTTATTCTCCCTTCTTCGGTGATCTGAACGGAATTTTGCGGCCCTTCAGCCAGTCGCGAAGCGCGAAAGCCTGCTCTGTGGTCAAATATGCTTCAAATGCTACCCAGCGCGCCGCCGGTTGCGCTTCTTTTGCCTCTGTGGCTCGCTGTGCGGCCTCTGGCGCGGTTTTTTGTGCGTCCGTGGGTATTTGTTCCACTTCGGGCGTTTTTGCCGATTCTGCGGCTTTTAGCGCGTTCTGTGCGGCTTCCTGCGCTTTTCGCTCTTCCTCCGCTGCCTTCCGGCGCTCTTCTTCGGCCTTCCTGGCGTCCTCCATCTCTTTTTTGCGCTTCTGGATCTCCGCCTGGCGCTGTCCTTCAGCTATAGCGGCCGCAAGGTCTAGCGTTCTGGTGTACTCCGTCATAGCTTCATACGAAAAGCCAGGAAGCGCGTTTATAGTTTCAATGTCTGCGTTGATCTTCGCAACGGTGGCGTTGATCTCTTCGAAAATGGCGGCCGTTTTAACGGAAGCGTTGGCCCATTGCGGTTTTGCGATCCTCTTCAGCTCCAGCCAAAGCGGGGCGCCCATTGCTGCGCGGTTTGCGGTAAACCAGCGCGCTATTTCGTCGGCCTTCGCCTGCCGCTGCGCTTCTTCGAAGCCTTTTACCTGCGCGTCAATAATGCCGACCGGCTTGTCAATGATCGCTATAAGCTCGTTTACCTTGTTTTTAAACTCCAGAAACGGCGCGTTATATTCTTTCTCGCGTCGGATCCTCTCGTCGTTCAGCGCCTTTTTTAAGCGGTTCAGTGTAGCGCGGTCTTCTTTCGCAAGTTTTACAGTGTCTTCCGTGTAAACACATAGCGAATAACTTTTCGCCTTTTCCTCGATCTCTGCCTTAAGCTCTTCGAAATTAAAATCAATTCGGGCCGGCAGGTCGTATGGCGTAACGTGTAAATCTGTCATGTTGTTATATTCTCCCTTCAAATTTCCGGCAATGTAAGCGCCGGTGGCGTGTCGTTCTTCAGGTGCTCCGCGAATTCTCTTTCGGCTTCCTCCAGAAAGTCCAGGTCCGCGCTTACTTCCTCGCGGTCGATTCTGTAGTGGCGTATCTGCGCGAATGTCTCGCCGTCTATGTGGTAAATAAGTTTAGCCTTCAGTATAGCGAAGTCGGCGCCGGTAACTAGTAAATAGTGCAAAAGCTGTATATAGTAGTTTTCGGGGATTCTGCCGTTCCATTTCGCCTTCATGGCCGCGCCCTGGATCGTGCTTGTTTTGATCTCCAAAACGCCGAAGCGGCCTTCGTGATCTGTTAGCCAGCCGTCAAGGCTGCAATGCGCGAACGGGTATTCGGTATTTTTCCAAATGTTGTTAGGCTGGTAAAATACTTCGTATTCGGGGAAATCCAGCGCGAAAAGCGCCCGCAGGTGCTCTTCGGCGTTAACTCCATATCTTACGGCTTCCTTGTCGCTTATATCCGGGAAAGCCTGGCGGCCGGTCTTTTCTTCCCAAAGTGCTATATTTGTTTTGTACGGGCTGGCGCCTACAATGGCCGCCGCGTCGCTTCCGCCTATACTGTGCTTTCTGGCTTCAAGCCATTCGTCGCGGCTGTTTAGTGTTGTGTGTGTTATCATCCTGGCCGCCTCCTAGCGTTCAATGAAAAGCCGGTAAACTTCTTCCGGCGTCCATCCGAAATACTCCGCAAGTTCTGCAATTTCGAAATCTTTAAAAGGCACCGAACCGTTCAGCTTATGGCCTGCGGTTACGCGTGTGCACTTCAGCAACTCCGCCAGCGTGGTTACTCTGGCCTTTACTCCGCCGTTTCTCATTGCCTGCTTTAATGCTTCGGGGTTTTTCATGCGATTCCCTCCTTTCTGTCTTTAATGATCTTAAGCGCGTCGCGGATCGCCGTGTTGTATGCTTCCTGCTCCGGTGTCTGCGCCGTTCCGAAATGCGGCTTATAAAGTTCGCCTATCAGGGTTTCGAGTGTCTGTTCTACTTCCCTGGCGGCGTAGTAGCCGCGCAACGTTTCCAGCGCGTCCGTTAAGCCGTTGCGCTGCTCCGTTGTAAGTCTGTGGTCCTGTAGTGCGTCTTTGATCGCTCGTAAGCTTGCGTGTTCTGTTCTGGTCATGTGTTTAGTTCTCCTTTCTTCAGTTAACGCGGAAAATATAAGCCGGTGCTTTTTCCTTCTGGCCGTCGTATGTTTCCTGCCCTGTATATACTTCTATCAGGTTTTCAACGGTTGCGCCCATCTGCTTAAAAGCGTAAGCGCTGCGCCCTGCGTTGCTCCATTGGCTCGAAAAGCTAAAGTAAAAAATGCCGTATTCTCTAAACGCGTTTATAAGCTCTTCTTCGTGGCCGGAATACATAAACGGCTCCGAAATATCAACGTAAGCGTTGCCCGTGCGGATCTGGTGGAAAATCAGAGAAAAAACTGTTTTATACATACCGCCGGCGGCGTTTACGTCTGCTTCGATCTTGCGGAATGTCTCGCGGGCTTCCTTCTTCTCCTGGTCGTCCGTGGTCGTCTTTGCGGTGTTGTAAGCCTCCGCTGCCTTCTGTGCTACTACTGTAATTATGCGGCGTCGTGCGTCCTTCTTTGCTGCTTCAAATGCTGTCGTCATGTTGTGGCCTTTCTGCCTTCGTTCCTCCGGGGCGGGTGTGGTGTTATTGTGCGAAATATTCGGGCATTCCGTAAGGGAAGCCGTAGCCTTCAACGTCGCGCTCGTATCTGTCTTGCCGCTCATATCTTTCAATAATCCGGCGGGCCTCTTCTTCAGTTCTGCAAGTAGTGATCAGTTGCTCCTTAAAATTACCTACTTTGCTATATACTTTAATCTTTTTCATGTGCTTTGCTCCTTTACTGTGTTTTTTGTGTGCTTTTCTTTGTTACAATGTCATTTTAGCATAGTTTTCTTTACTTGTCAATAGGTTTTGTAAATATTTTTTAACTTTTTTCAAAACGTCGCGCGGGCTTGATTCTGCCTGGCTTTTCTGCTATAATAATGGTGTCATGTTTGGGCATGAATTCTCTTTTACTATTTGTGTGTGAAAAACCGGCGGGGCGGCTGTCTGTATAGGCGGCCGCTTCGCTGTGTCTTGCGAAAAAAACAGAAGAGCCGGGGCGGTGGTGGTCGCTCCGGTTCTTCTGGTCCTTTCGGGAAAATATGGGGGTTACGCATCCGCTTTTGCGCGGTGCGGGTGCGCCGTGTGTTGTTCCTGCTCCCTTATGTTTCGTCGTTTGCAAATGTCGGGATGCAGGTGTAGCCGGTTTCGTCCTGGCTCTCTATTATTTCAATAACTCGTGGTGTCATCTCGTGGCCGTATTGGTCTATGATCTCTACAAGGTCGCCCAGGAAAAAGTCGCGGTCTATCTGAAAGCTTGAATAGTTGGCCGCGATCTCGCTCTCCATGCCCTCCAGTATTCTGGCTTCGGCCAGTGCCTGCGCTCCGCGCTGCTCCAAAAGCTGCGCGTATGTTAGCGCGGTAAACTCTCCGGAATTGCTCGAAAGATCGCGCGCGTCTGCAAATGCTTCTTTCCGCGCCAGTCCTCCCAGGTTCGTTGTAGCAACGGTTACTTTCTGGCGGGCCGTTCCTTCGCCCTCTCCTGCTACTTGTATAACGTTTTTATGCCCGCTGCCGTCTTCGGTGTAGTCGGTGCTTAAAAGGTTGTCGAAGTCAGCGGAAAATACAACAAATGGCACTATATTCTGGTTAAAGGTGCGGTCTGTGCCCTCATAAAGCGAAAAAGTAAAGGTCTTCGCGTTTAAGCTAAAGTCTACCTTGTAGCCGATTCGGTTTTCCTTGCAAATGCCGCTTACTATTTCGCCTATGTTGTCGCCTGTATACTGCGCTTTCATGGTTCCGGCAATGCCGGCGGGCGCTGCAAGCGTCATCTGCGCTATAATACGCTTGTTTTCCTCTGCCTCTATTAAGTTTTCGGTTATCAGGCGGCGCACAACTTTCTCCGGGTTTCCTGTTAGCGTGGTCTGCTTCCAGACAATACGCCTGTTTAGAACGGCTTGCAATGTGTGGCCGCTGGCGAGTATGTAGTCGCCTTCTTCGGCGCTGGTGGTAACTTTCACGGTTTCAATAATGCCGGCTTGTTCCTGTTTATCCGCGCGAACTACGATTCGGCCTTCAACCAGAAGCGCAAGCGTGATCTGGTTAGCCGGTGCGTAGATCTCAAAGTCTCCGGCTTCGTAAAAGCGGCGCGTCCAAATCGCGCTTTTAAACGTGTCCAGCGCCGCTATAATCTCGAAATCGGAATTTAAAATATAAAACTCCATGCGAAGCCCTCCCGGCCTTAAATGCCTTCGAAAATGGGTTCAAGCGTCATCTTAAGCGCTAAATTCGCGCTTCCGGTCGCTGCGGTATATGAAAGCGTATTCGCTCCCGGCAGAATGGTAAGCCAGCGGCTGGACGGTGCCATGGCGTTTAAAATGTTGGTTGTGGTCCCGTTCCTGGTAAGCGTCAAGGCTTTTTCGCCGCGTCTGGTGTTTAGCGTTACTTTGTCGCCTGCCTGTAGCTCATACGTAAAAGTAAAGCTTTCGCCGGTCGTGTCGTTTGAGATCGTCGGGTTTTCAGCTGCTCCGCTCGCGGTGATCTCGAAAACCGCGCCGCTTTCTTCGTCGCTGGTGTTGGTGATCTCTTCGGAAGCGCTCGCGAAGTTCTTTACAATGGGCGTTATGGCTTTAAAGTAAGGATCGGGGCATATTACGCTCGCCTGCAAGCTCTGCGGGTTCTCGTACAAATCGCCCTCAAGGCTTTCTATGTAGCCGTCAATATATACGGCGCGGCTTTTCGTGGTAAGCTCTAACCGGATCGGCTGCTTCGCCTTCAGGTATTTATACAAGTTTACGCGCTCCGCCTCCGGTGCTCCCGTCGGGTAAAGTAAAATAACTATGTTTCTGTTTTCCAGAAACGCGCTATTAAAAAGCGAACCGTCTTTCGTTGCTATGGGCGCCGTGTTGATCGTGGCCGGCGGTGGTGTTAATCCCGTCACTTGCGCAACGGAAAAAGCTTTGTTCTGCGTAAGCGTGATGCTTTGGCCGTACTTGTTTATGATCTTAAGCTTTAAGCTCATGCGTTCCCGCCTCCCTTCGCAAATGCCAGCTGGTTCTTAGTCTGGCGGTAAATCTCAAGCCGCGAAAGCGCTTTCGGGCTGGTGTTGTTCTGCGTGTAGCTATAATAGTTATTCACGCCGCCGCGCCCGCTTATCATGCCTTCGCCCTGTAGCGCTGCCTTCAGGTCGCGCGCGGTTGCCGCGATCCATCTTCTGTTATTCTCCAGTGGCACTACGGCTTCGGCGCCGTCGCCCTCCAGAAGTCCTATTTGCCCGCGTGCCAGTACGCCGCCGCTTGCAAGGTTCGGAATTTCAGGAATGTTAATTCCGTAGCCGCCTAGCTTCGGTACCCAGTCGGGTATTTTGATTTTGTTTAGGCCGCGAATAAACCAGTTAATACCGTCAATAATCCAGTTTATGGGCTTCTTAACAACTTCAACAACGCCGGAGAAAGCCTGGTTTATTTTTTCCTTCGCTCCGGTGAAAACGTTATAAAACCATGTGCCGATATTCCGGAATACGTTTTGTATATCGGTCCAGCGCTTGTCAAACCATTCGCCTATACTTCCGAAGACTTCTTTGATCTTATCCCAGGCGCCGCTAAAAATACCGGAGAACCAGTCAGCTACGCCCGTGAAAGCTGTCTTTATATCCTCCCAGCGGTCGCTAAACCACTGGCCGGCCCCCGTAAATGCGGTTGTGATCGCGTCCCAGGCACCCGTAAAAAAGCCGACTATTGCGTCCCAGGCTGCTCCGGCGGCGTCTTTTATCATCTCCCAAAGCGTTACCCAGAATTCGCGGAAGCCCTCGCAGTTGTTCCAAAGGATCGCGAAAGCCGCTACTAGCGCCGTTATCGCGCCTATAATAAGCCCTATGGGGTTTGCGTTCATAGCCGCGTTAAGTAGCCATTGGCTGGCCGTTGCTCCATCCTGCGCGGCTTTAAACGCCTTAAAGCTGCTTATGATCGCGCCCAAAGCTCCGGCGACTTTCATTGCAACAAGGCCGGCTGTAATGCTGCCTATAGCGGTAATGATCGGCGTTTTGTTCTTAAGAATGAACTGTATAAAGTTCTTTACGGCCGGTATAACGTCGTTTTTCAGGATCTTCGAAATCTCTTTCAAAGCGTCTTCAAGCTCCGGCGCTAACTCCTGCATAACTTCGTTTGTCGTCTGCGCTAAATCCGTTTTTAAGCTTTGAATGGAAAGCGCCAGCTTGTCGGGCGCGTCCTGCGTCTCTTCGAAAGTACGTTCAACGGTTCCGGCGCTGTTCTTTACGGTCTCCGTGAAATCATCAAACGCGAAGCGCCCGCTTTTGATCGCGTCGGCAAGCTCCGGGCCTGCCTTCGTTCCGAAAACTTCAATAGCCTTTTCTGTGGCTGCGGTCGTGCTCCAGGAATTTATAACTTTAATAGTTTGCTTGAATTCGTCGGCAGCGTTTTTGCCCTCTTTCTGCCAGTTGGACGCCGCTTTCGTAATGCCTGCTAGTGCGGTTTCGGTGTTAACGCCGGCAAGTTCGAATTGTGCGAAAAGCGCGACGACTTCCTCCATATCCAGGCCCAGCGCCCTGGTTTGTGCTCCGTATTTGTTCAGCCCATCCGCTATTTTATCAACGGAAACGCCGGAAGCCTGCCCGGCAATGGCCAGCGCGTCCAGTACGCTGGCATATTCGCTTGAATCAGCGCCGGCGGCCTTTAGTGCCTTGCTTACGTTCTGGACGGCTCCTACGGCGTCGCTTCCGGTGATCTCCGAAAACTGCAAAAAAGCGACGGTGGCGTCTTCCAGTTCCTGGCCGGTATAGCCGAAGCGTGTATTTATTTCTCCAATAGCTGCGCCGATGGTGCCGCTGTCGCCTACTATGCGCTTAGAAACATTTATAAAGGATTCTTCGAAAGCCGCTACTGCGTCGCCGGTGGCTCCGGTCGCCTTTATAATGGTGTCTATGCCGTCGTCGTAGCTCTTCCAGGCGTTCATAGCCTCTTTGCCGATATCCTTCAGCCCGGAAACAACGCTTTTTATAGCGGTGGCTGCCAGATCGGCAAGCACGCCCTTCATAACCGTAAAGCCTTCGCTTGCGTCCTTCGCGTCCTTTTCGGCGTCCTTCAGGCTGTCGCCCAGCTTGCCGGTTTCTTTCGCCTGGTCTGCGGCTCCATCCGCTGCGGCTTCTTCTGCCGCCTGGAGGGTGCTTAGCGTGTCCTTGTATTTCGAAAGTTCTTTCTGCGTTGCGTTTACGGCTGCCTGTTGGTTGTTCAGCTTTATTTGCATTTCCTGCGCTTCTTTGCTGTTTTCGCCGTATTCCTTTTTAACGCTTTCAAGCTCTGCTTCGTAAAGCTCCAGCACTTTTTTTTGCGCGCCTAGTGTCTTTTCAAGGCTCGAAATTTTAGCGCTTACGCCGTCGGCGCTCTTCGCCCAGTTATCCATACCGGCCGAAGCTGCTTTAAACTCCGAATTAGCTAGCTTTATTTCGCGGTTCGCGTCCTGTATGCCTTTCTTTAGGTCCGAAATATCCACGCGAAATTTCGTAGTGGTGGTATTATCTGCGGGCATTGCTTTTCCTCCCTCCGTTTATCAGTTAAAACCATGAATCGGAAGCCGGGCGCCTTACTATGCGCTTTCCGTCTTTCGTGGTGTTCTTTTTCTCTTTTTTCGCGTGCTTATTATAACGTACTACCATTGTGAAAACTTCGCGGGCCGGTGCCTGGCGTATGCTTAACGGTGTAAGCGCCGGGAAACGGTCGCAAAGCGAAACGGTCATATCAAAAAGCACTTCGTCTATGGGCGTGTTGTCATTCACGCCCGGCGCGCGTTTCCCCGGCTTAAGATCTTCAACTGCTCCAGAACGGCGCCGCCGATCTGCGTTACAACTGTAAGCAAATCAGAAAAGCGCACGGCTCTCCAGTCGGATTCGGTTAGTTCTCCGTGGAAAACGTCCCGCAAAAGGTCCTTTAGCTGGTTATACGCTCCTAAAATCATTTTTGCCAGCGCCTGCGGATCTTCCATCTTTTCCAGGTCGAAAAGCTGTATAAAATCCTCAAGTGTGCCCATCCGCAAGTCGTAGCCTTCGGCCGTTAGTGTCTTCGTGATCGCCTGCGGGTTTTCCTTATCCGCGTAAATATTTAAATAAATCTGTCCCATATTATCCCCTTTCAGTAAAGCGGAGGCCGGTTGTTAGCCTCCGCCGTGATGTGATTTTGTTTAATTGATCGTATCAGCCTACGGGCGCCGCCGTTACTGTTACGGTGCAAGTGTCCGTAAAGCTGCCGTCGGTGGTCGTCGCTGTGATCGTCGCCGTGCCTTCCGCTACGCCGGTAACTTCGCCGGTGGAAGCGTTAACGCTTGCCGTGTCGCCGTCGCTGGTGCTCCATGTTACGGACTTGTCGTCTGCCGTTGCCGGAATTACTAC